TCCTAATGTTACTGCTCATTTAGATAATCTTATGAGAGCTAGTGCTGGTTTTGACTCTAGCGTTATAAGACCCCAGTTTGAATATAATAATATGCCTCGAATGATTCCTCGTGTTGATTCCAAATTTTTAACTTCTATTACGCAACGTATAGATCGATGGTATTTTTCTCGGTTAGGTCTTAATATAGATGATATGATATGGCGTAGTGATGCTGATAATTTGAATTATCAAACATTAATTGTCCCTTCTCTTCGAGAACTTGCTTTTAAGCAGGTTTCTTTTAGTCACTATTGTAATGGTAAGCGCTATGGCTACTCCAGTTGGTGTGCTACGACTGAGTCTATAACATCTGAAGATATTTTAGCTAATTTTCAAGATTTTTCTCATGATACGTCGACTCGGGATGCTGGTTATGATATTGCTAAGAGGTATTTTCCAGAAGCTCTTAATATGTTGTTTTATAAGTTTTATCGTAGCGACCAATACTTTAAGAAAGTTATATTTGATTATAATCCAATTGCTTGTGTGCGTGAAATGAATTTGATGGCTAGTTCCGGAATTCGACCTGGCGATGCTAAGTCGCTAGTTGTTGGTACTACATCTGTTCGTATATCCCCAATTGGAAAGAAATTAGAGCAGTTACCTCATGCCATGAAGACGCATATTGATTGGGTTAAAGAAGTTCGAAATGGCGGTACGCCTTATTTGCCGTCTTATTGTGTAATTAAGATAAAAGCTGAACGTAAATGTGGCTATGCTAAAGATCTTACTGGTTTACGAAAGTTGCAGCATAAGAAGAGAGAATTTAACACAACTAATACTCTTAATCAGCTTCATTCAACGTGGGTTAATGGTCCTAGAATAAAGTTAGAACGTGGTAATGCGATGAATATTGGTCGTAAATGGTGGAATGGTGGTGCTTTAGAGTTTGCTCGTTACTTAAATTATGATATGAATGGAATGCGTTGGTATGAGGGTGATTATGTTTCTCATGATAAACATATAAAAGATTTTTTATTGATATTATATCAATCAACTAATGTTTGTTATTATGACTTTGAAAAGATGACCCCCGATCAACAACACATGTTTCTCGTCGCTAATGCTCAAGCTCTATTTAATATGGTTGTTCGTCCTACATGTCATACTGGTAATGTTTGGCGGATACTTGAAGGTGTTTTGTACTCTGGTGGAAAAGAGACGAGTAGTGCTGGTTCTTTTATAACTGTATTTACATTTGCAATTTATATTTGTCATACAATGCGATTGTATCCAGCCTTAAGTCGTCAAATACTGAGATCGCTCGAAATGGGTTTGATATTAATTGCTGCCTATGGTGATGACCATTTATGGTGTGCCCCTCGTTCACTTAGGAAAGTCTTGAACGAAGATGAGTTTGCCAAAGTATCATTTGACTTATTTGGTATGGTGATTCAAGAGAAGATGGCTCATGACATCTTCTTATCGACAGTCAATGAAAAAACTGGTGAGCTCAAGACTGTTGGCCCTAAGTTCCTTAAACGTTATTTTATACAGGGTCCTGATTGTCCCGTTCTACCTTTCAAGCCATGTTCTGAGACGGTTGCTAAACTTCTTGCTCCAACTAGCAATCTACCATTTGATACAATAATTCGAAGTATTGGTCAGGCTTGGGATACCATGTTTACTAATCCTATTTCATATAATATTTGCTATTTTGTATATCGAGATATGCTTCGACTCGATACTCGAACGCCAATGCAGATTTTCTCTCAAATGACTGCTGATTCAGACAACTATAAGGAATTGTGTAAGAAGTTGGATATTGATATTAATGTAATGTTAGCTGGTTTCCCCGATTATAATGATCGTCGAGTTGAG